CAAATGTTTCAAACATGTTTTGAATCATATCACCTTCCCCATCTGGAAGCATTAAAGCTAAGCTGGCGAAGTCGTATATTAGATCATACCCTAATAAGCCGGGATTTGTAATTAAACTGCGCTCTATGAAGTTACTGGGTGATTCCAGTATTGTAACAGATTGAACGCGTATAAGGTCCATTGGATCCAACCAAGGCGGTGGATCGCCTAACGCATCCCATGCATCCTGCAACTCTTGTTGCCTTTCACGCTCTGTCTTAAGGAAGTCTCTCATTTGTGCTTCAAGTTTGTTTGTACTGATGTCATTCAGAATACTCATTGCAAAATTGGTGTACGGACGTATAGCAATCAGGAAGCTGGTAGCTGAGCCCCATGAGAAGTCAGCCGTCATACTGGCCCAGGAACCTGCCAGATCTCCGAAGGGATTTTTACCCCTCATCATGATCATACCAACAAGAACGAATATCTTTCCTTCAACGCCACCGATTAAAGCTCCGGCAAAGGATATGAGGAAGCCCATAGCAAATCCCAAGACGACATACAGCATCCATAGACCTACAGCAGCAGCACCTGTCGCAGCCATTGCCATAGCGGCAAGAGCCGGCATGACACCTGTGTACCAGAATAAAGCAACTAGAATAACCACAATCGCCACGATCAACCATTTGAAGAAGGTCTGTTGGTACCACTTAACCTTAACTTCTTGTACGAGGAAGACGGTTGCGCATAGCGCATCAGCTAACAGCTCCTCTCTATGCATGGTAGACGTAGCTTTGAGGGATCCAATGTGTATAGGCATCCGGAACTCGCTATTAAGCTCTGGATCCTCGGGGAATAGTTCTACGTTGGTGTATAGTTGTTTGAAGTCACCCTCTTCCGAAGCATTAATGACGTACATCATGCTAGGAGCCATTACCAAGACCTGTGAGTAGCTGTACTCACCTGTATCGAGGTCTCGTAGCTGCTTAGTGAACACAGCGTAGTCATGGTAGGTACCTTCAGGCTCTGCTCCCGCAATGGGAGTACCCACGCCGTGCACTTCCTCAATGCCATCACTGTAACCCGCCGTACCGAACTCATATACCTTTGAATGCATGCGGTTAGTGTAGAGGTCTTCACCATTGACCTGATAACGGCCGGGACGTGTAATCTCATGAATGTATGACCAGGCATAGTAGAGATGATAGGAAGTCTCTGGTATTCCTTCTGTAATATGGAAGTTCGAGGAAGGCTGCACACCTGTGCCACCTGCAGCTAGGAATGCTTGGTACTGATCGTAATCTGTCCACGTACCATTGTTTTCCAGGAACTGCCAGAAGTTCCAAAGATATTCTCTTGAGCCACGGATACTAGAACGCAGAGGCACTGTAAAGTGCACGAAGAAATCCCACACCTCGGCATTGCTTCTTTCCTCATCACCCGATTCATTATCCTCTAGCTGTTGGTCCAGGAAGTCCTGCTTCATGTCGTATGAGTTCAGGGCCAACTTCCTCAATAGACGATGTGTCGTATGCTCGAGTGCGTCGTCATCTGCGGGGTCCTCATCGTCATACCAAACCTTGTCATGCATCAGGATGGCAACAGGAAGATACTCCATTTGAATGCTAGAGCGCAGTATCTCGGCTTCAAATATGGGGTCTACGCCTGACTCAAGTTCGTAGTCCCAATACCTTGTCACACCTGGATCTGAATCCAGCTCGTATCGAGCTATGATGAACTGATTGCTTATGGCCTTGGGTAAGAAGAAGGTTGCAGCAACTGGCCACGTCTGTGGGTCACCAAACTCGTCTGTGTAGTTGTACGTGACTTGGTAAATACCAGATGGATCCGTTTGGTTAAAGTCATAGCCTCTGGGGGGCGTAAGAATGTAAGGACTATCCGGCGGAACCGTAGCGCTCGAGTCAAACACAGGTATCTCAACGTTAGCTGAGGTCCTTTCCCAGTCGTTTAATGGATCGCCATCACTCCAAGGGAAGTACGTAGGATCTAGGTAGTTAGCATCGATTGCAGCTTCAACGAAGTGCTCGTCCCTGAAGCCACCCCAGTGGCCAACTATCAGGTCAATGGGCTCACCTACATCACGCTCAATAGCCGCGGCTATATCTGCTTGGTCGACAAAGACACTAGGCTGAGATGTGGTGGGTAGTCCCCGCACGTACTCCCGCACCGCATATTTGACCATGCTGCGGGAACGGGCGTACAGGTTTGTATTGAGAGCCAGAATTATGGCATCGGAGGAGCTAAAGTTACCAATTGTTGCTTGCAGTATAAGACTGCCTACTGTATCAGGTCGCTTATCTTCGTCAAATAGAGAACTGGTACTGGCATAGGTAAAGTATTTGTGCTCACTGCTAAATAAACCCATTACTACGGACTATGGAATTATAATCGGTGGGAAAGGTTCTGCCTCCAGCGGAGGATCAACATAAGCCTCATCCTTCATGCTCTGAGCTGTCTCCAGTGCCATCATCATAGCTGTGATCGTGTCTGCATTGGTGTTGGCTGCTTCTGGCACTTCCTGTACTGTCTGGAAGATACCTGCATAGTCGTTATGCATCTTGGCCACCTTAGCTTCGATGTCACCCGCAAACCCAAGCTTCTGGGTCCGCAGGAGTGCCACCTGCCGTCCAACAACGCTGTCTTCAGTCACATCTGATCCATCAGTATTGGCAGTTTCGGTCTTGACCTTCTGTATAATGAACAGAATCTCTTGTGCAATCTTATCAACTTGAGCAATGATCAACAGGAGTTCTTGCTCCAGCTTCTGCACTTCTAATGGATATACGAAGTCAATCTTGAAGCGTAACTCTTCTTTCTTAAGCTCAAGTAGCTCGTTCTCTAGTTCGAGCTGCGCTTTTTGCTCCTTGATAAGCATAACACCCAGTAAGTACTGGGTGGTATTGCCCATAACTGCTTCCATTGATCCCAGATACACCTTGCTGTACGCATCTCCCCGTATACGGTGTCCGTCGTACTCTTTATCCAGGTGGTACTTAACTGTAGCCATCAACTGGTCAAACAAACCTTCGTTGAGTGCTAGGTTGGTATATTGTGGGTAGGTAGCAGTTGTGTTAGTCGCCATTTTTACTCGCCTTGTCCAGCAGCCATTGCTTGTGTACGGGCCAGCTCAGACAACGCTTCTTTTGTCAGAGGCTCCAGTACTTCAATTGCGTATTCCGGAACCAAACGGCTCTTACGAACCTGATGACCCAGTCTACTGGTCTCATTGTAGAAGACGCTGCAACGTTTCTCAAGCAGGACATCGTGGATGATCTTAGGAATGTGATAGGGCTCGGGCGAGTTAAAGGGGATGTACTTCTTGAACGTACCCAACTTTGCTGAACCAGTAGAGATGATCTCACCAGGCCAATCTTTCTTCAGAGGATTCATGCACTGGATCCTACAACGGATAAGACGGTTACAGTCCTGACGTTTACGAGCTTGTACTTGTCTCCTGTACTCAGCTGGATCCATAGGAACTACGTCATTCCTTGGAAGCTTGCCTTGCACCTTTGCAACAGCAGGTGCAGGTGCAGTAGTTTCTTCTGCATCGACTTGTACAAGTCCGGGGACAAAGGAATCGATAAGACCTTGAATCTTGTCGACACCAGCGCGGTGGTGATAAGTAATGCCCAGCTCATCGGCTTGGACGCGAACAGCGTTTAGTTCTTTGTTAATGGTAGTCATTATCGAGTTTCCTGTATTAATACAATATTAAGTATCTTGAAGAGGTGAGCCCCCCGAAGGGGGCTACCGTTTATGTTGTTACAACTTAGATCGTTGCAACCGTCTTCAGCACTGCCAGCCTTTCGGGACGCAGAGGCATGAAGCCGTAGTACCACTTGATTGAGTAGAACCCAACTTCGCCGTACGGATCGTTACGATCAGCAACATCCTTTCCGGGACGCTTGTGAGTGATTTTGAACTTCACGGTCTTGCCATCGGTCTGGAAACCAATAGTCGTGAAGGAACCATCACCAACAACCAGGATCGGATACACATTGACCTTAGCAGCTGCAGTTGCCTGATCAACAGACCACATGCACACTTCATCAGCCGTAGAACCGACCACTGCACCACCAGCTTGCCAATGAGCCATCTCAGGCACAACGATAAACCGGAAGTCGCCAACTGCTCCAATCTCTCCACGAGCGATCGTAGTAGCAGCACCATACTGAGCTACAGGCAGGAATGCCTTCTCAGAATGGTAATCGATCATCCGCATCAGGGCAGGAATCAACTCGGAACCGATGTAAGCGTAACGAGCAGAGTTGACAACTCTTGTGTCAGTCATGCGTGAACCGGTGATAACCTTGGTATTCTTGGGTGTACGGTTGTTATCCAACTCAATACCCAGTTTGATCAGGTCATCATACACAACCACATCTTCGAGGTTAGCAGCAGCGGTTGAACCACCGAGCGTAGCAGCAGAGGTAGCATCACCAGAGAAACGAACCACACCAGCGTTGTTCAGCAGATCGACTTGCAGCTGATCTTCCGTGATTTCGTTTGCAGCTTTCACTGACTCAGTCGTCAGATGCTGGATCAACTCAGGATCGGTATCGAAGTCCAAGCTTTCCTGGGTGTACTCATCGAAGAAGCCGAACTTCTCAATGGAACCAGTCAACTCGATACGCTTCATGCCAACCCGATTCACACGTCCGCCAGTCTCTGACAGTGCGGGAATCTTGGAAGCAATCGTTCCGATATCCTTGCTTGAGCCGTACAGGTTGCCTCGGTCTTCGTACTCATCATTCGTATTCAACGAAGTGAGGACCCAAGCTGGAGTAAGACCTTCCAGCGTAACCTTGACAGCTGCATAGTTAGCATCAGATGAAGGAACATATCCCTGCTGAATAGCCCATGCCCATACTCTGCCTTCAGCGATATCATCAGCCAGGGCAATAGCGGTAGCGTGGTCTGTAGCAGTCACAGCGCCTTCGAAGTAATAAGTCTGACCACCGTCAGCAGCCGGTGCAACAACTGAGATAACCTGCTTAGCGATAGTAACATCACTAATAAAGGCAGCTTCAGTGCTCACACCACTTGCGTCAATGCCTTGGTCATTCTGATTGCGATCATCAAGAATGGGCATGTAGTGATACAGCTTAATGTTTTTACCGAAGTTCTTCGGCATATTGGTAACGCTTGCCAGCTGGCCAAAGTAGCTATCTTTCACTGCTTCGACTAGTGCTTTGCGTTTGTAAAAGTCAGTACGGATCTGGGAACCAACACTTGATGTGGAACCGTCGTCTGCACCGTAGATCTGTGGGGCTTCAAAAACCATTATGGTTTCTCCTAGTTAACGTTAAAGTACATTATAAGGTAGAAGCATCGAAATTCTCGATCTCTTCATCAGACATCGATGCGAAGTTCGGTACTTTCTTCCTCGGTGCGCCTCCTCCTTTTGGGGGACTTGCAGCTTTCTTGCGACTCTTCCGCTTTTGAGCTTTGGAGTCATCTGATCCGTTAAGATCCTGCGAGTCCTGGTTGTTACCGGATTTAGCTGCTGGTGCGGTCTGTGTCGTTGCCCCGAAGGCTCCTTCAGACTGCATTGCATCACCTACTGCCTTGTACGCGTCCAGGTCAGACAGGCCCACATGTTTTCCGAATATACGCTCTGTTGCCAGGCGGTCAGCGATCTGGTCGTAAATTCCTGCTTCCATATGATCGTTGATAATCCGTATAACACTAGGGGTGTCCATCAATAGCTTTCTACTAGCGGGGTCCCATTGCTTTGTAATGACATCTACTGTGCGGTCAAAGGTTTCTGTGTCTCGGATACTCTCGATCACATCGTCTATCGCCAGTTCATCATCACGTACCGCATGGTCCGTGGGCTTGTATGTGCTATCGTCCTCAAGGTTCAGATCCATTGGATCAATTTTACTGTCCTTGAGGAACTTCTTAATTGCTTCTGGGTCTTTACGATCCAGATCAATCATGAAGTTTATCTTCTCCATATCGAGAAGATCGTTCTTTTCCAAGGTCTTTAGCACCTTTTGGTATGGCTTCATCGCTTCCATCTTACGTGAATAGTCCACACCCATCTGGGCCAATCTACGCAACTCCCCTACGTTCTTAGGAGTTATCGTGCGTTTAGCAGCCTTGAAGGGCGCTAAAGCCTCGCTTAGCTCTGCCTTGTAGTCGACTTCCTTGGATGAATCCTTAGCTTTCTCTTCCTTTTCAGGGGTCTTGCTAGAAGCCTGGTCAGCTTCTTCACTTTTCCCTGAAGTTTCCGGATCAGCTTCGTCTTCAGCGCCATCTCCATCAGTCTCTTCGTCAGAGGTCTCATCTGCACCACCAGCATCCGTATCTGTAGAATCGTCTCCAGCGTCAGCACCATCTGTTACATCTGGATCGTCGTTCTTTTCCTCGTCACCGTCAGCAGACTGGTCTCCAGCCGGTTCTTTAACCGGCTCAGAGGTATCTGTGTCGTCCTTTTCCTCTTCTTTCTGGTCTTCCTTGCTCCCATCTTCGCTTACTAACGTGGTGGGGTCAAGGTTCATGATCTCGTCATCTGACAGTTCTGCCAGATTTACGACCTTTTCTGTGGTCTCTTCAGCCATTATAAGTTCTCCTCACCCAACTGTTCGAGAAGAATGTCACCACGAGTTTCCTCATCTGCAACAATACTCTGCTTTGCTGCATAACCAACTGCATAAGTCTTACCGAAGTAAGCATATACGCCGCCAATGCTTGTGATGATGTCGTTAACTTGCTTCTGTTCGCTCTCTGTCTGCATTTCAGGGTCAGCGCGTAACAGGACTGCTCGGGTTGCTTCTTTCTGGAATAAACCCTCGGTGATTACCAACTTAAAGTCTTTGTTCTTGTGCAAACGCGCTAACGCATCTGACAATTCAATCGCTTCTTTCGCTTGCTCAATACTAATTGCTACTTGTGTCAATTGCTCTTCGTGATTACTCATCGTCTCGTACCTCATAGATTAGGGGGGTGGTGATACTACGTAGTATCGCTATTGCCGCCTTTCAGAGTTTCTTTAACTATGTCTCTCGTTAAGTTTGCTTCTGCTTGGCGCCCGTCTTGTTGCAGGTTTCGCTCGTGTGTTACCCCAGACTCTTGTTCGAGAAAGTCCAGGTCGGTCTTATCAGCTTTGGCTACGGATTCTTTGGCTTTCGCCCCATCCAGTTCTGCCTCAGCATAATTCTCAGCTGTCTCAGATCTAATCTTTTCTACTTCAGCCTCTAGCTTCGCTATCTCTAGCTCCTGAATCTTCACGGCCATCGGATCAGGTTCAGGTTTGAATTCTTGTATTTTCTTGGCCAGTTCAGGCATTTTACGCAATCTGGCGATATCTTCAAGTACTAACTGTGACATTTCCAGGGGCATACTGTTCCCCATCGTCTGCAGCATGAAGGCTAATTCTCGTGCTTTAGCATCATCTGTCTCGGCAGTACTGATGTGCAGCTTGATATCTACACGTCCGGCCAGGTCGTCACGTTTAATCGTAATGAAATCTTCGTTCGTAACCCGAACGATCTCTTCATCGGATAAAAACTCGGCGTTCATAGCCATAATCTTTCGACCAATCTCGGTCACACCGTGTGCTAATCGTCTGAGAATGCCCAGCTCACGTTTGCTTGCAGCATCCAGGGCGCTACGGGCTGCTGTCGCGGAGCGACCTAGCCCTTCGCCCGTGATGCCACCCTGACTAAAGGCTTTCACACCTGTGAGGGATTCGGCATCCAAGTTCTGGAGTGTCAGCATAAACTGAGCTGAATTGGGTATTTCAGGGTACACATTGGTGAAGAACGCAGACTTGGGATCGATCTGTGCGTTAAACGCATAATCCTTACCCTGGTCAAACTTGCGTTGGTTCGTGACATCGAGGGCATCCTTGCGTACGCCCGTTTGGCCTACAGCAGAACGACCAAGGATATCCAACATACCCCTTGTTACGGCGCCGGAAATCTTCTGGTTCTCTTCCAGTAACGCTCCGTCTGGTTCCCCGTACACATTCTTACGCTTAGGCAGATACTGGACACTGATAAAAGGTAGACCCTCATCCGGGAAAGGGGAGTCTTCCATCCGGATGAGAGTGTCCCCGACCCAAGTACCCACTATAGGTTTCGTTTCCCCGGTGCCGTCCTTGTCCCAAAAGCCCCAATACTCATAGGCTACGAACTTCTTACGAGGTTTGTCTGTGAAGTTAAAGCTACCTGTGTCTTCCTGGTTGTAAGCAGGCTCATGTTCAATGGCACTACGCTCAATTTGGATATTATCCAGGTTGGAGTATATGCCGTCTTTGCGTAGTTCGCTAAGACTGGTTTCAAATTTGTAGATGACAAACGTTGCCTTCTTGATATCACCTTTGCAGGTGGGATCCAGTACGACTGAATTGAAGTCGCATACCTGCACTGTAGGCTGATTACGCACAGTTTCTTTAACAATCTTGGTGCCGTCCTGAACTAGTCGAGAGGGGACACCTTCTTGACCGGATACCTCAATCATC